GGCCTGCTCACGAGCCGCGATGCCTTCGGTCTCTGGGAGGCGACGCCAGCGCAGCGAGCGGCATGCCGGGTGGTGGATGGGCTTCCCCTTGGCGAGCTCGCCGACGATCCCGACGTCGTGGAGCTCCTGGGGGGCCCCGAGTCCTTGGCGGCCATCGAGCGGCATCGGGAGAATCGCGACACGCCCGGGTGCGGTCCGAAGGAAGTCGCGTTCCTGGCCGCGATTCGAAGCGCCAAGACCATGCTGGCCTGTGCGGCCGCCGTCCGGATGACCCAAACCGTGGACGTGTCGGGCCTCAAGCACGGCGAGATGCCGCGCGTCTCGGTCGTGAGCCTCAAGGTGGACGTCGCCGGCGCCGCCTACCGGATGCTGAAGGAGGCGATCCTCGCGTCCTCGGTTCTGTCGGCCCTCGTCATCGGAACGCCAAAGGAGGACGCGATCCAGCTCCAGCACCCGAGTGGGCGGCCCATCGAGATCGCGGTGGTTGCTGGAGCCAGGGCCGGCGCAGGCCTGGTCGCCCGGTGGAGTGCCGGCGTCATCTTCGACGAAGCGCCCCGCATGGTCGGGGCCGAGGACGGGGTCGTCAACCTAACGGACGCTCGTAGCGCTGTTATCGGCCGGCTCTTGCCCGGCGCCCAGGCGCTCTACATCGGGAGCCCCTGGGCCCCGTTCGGTCCCGCTTACACCATGCACGAGGACCACTGGCGCGACCCGAAGCCAGAGGTCGTGGTGCTCAAGGGCACCGGGCCGATGCTCAACCCGACCTGGTGGACGCCCGAGCGTGCCGAGGCCCTGAAGACGGCTGATCCGGTCGCCTACCAGACCGACGTCCTAGCGAACTTCGCGGACCCCGAGTCGGGCATGTTCTGGGATGAGATGCTCAGAAACTGCACGCGCGAGTCGCCGATCGAGATCGAGCCCCAATCGTTGCAGCACTACCAGGCCGCGATGGACCCGGCCACGCGCGGCAACTCGTGGACGCTTGGGGTCTGGACCTGCACGGGCACCGAGGGGGCGCGCAAGAAGTTGCAGGTCGTGCTCGCCCGGCAGTGGACCGGCTCACGGCTCGCCCCCCTCGATTCCGAGCGGATCCTTCGCGAGATCGCGTCGATCTGCCACCGATACCGGATGTCGAGTTGCTGGACCGACCAGTGGTCCGTCGACGCCCTTAGAACGACGGCGCGTCGGTGCGGGATCGGGCTTGCCGAGGAGACCATGAGCGGTCCCCGCAAGGTCGAACTCGCGCAGCTCCTGAAGCTCCACTGCGAGTCGCGCGACCTCGACTTGCCGCCCATCCCGATCCTGTCCGAGGACCTGAAGCGACTCCGCAAGCGCATCACCCAGGAGGGTATCCAGATCGTGCTGCCCCGCACCGGCGACGGTCGGCACTGCGACTATGCCTCCATGATGCTGCTGCTCACGGCTCATGAGCCGCGGGTGCCGGATGACCCGCCGATCACGGACGAGGAGTACCGGCGCACCGAACCACAACGGATCCGGGCTGCCGAAGCCCGAGCCGTCGACGAACGCAACCGCCAGCGATGGCAGCGCGGGGCCTACCAGATGATGCGCCGCGCCCTGCATCTGAGTTGAGGTACCCATGCCGCCAAATCCGCAAAAAGCCGAACCCGCGATCAACAAGCTGATCGAAGCACTGCCAAAGCCAGACGTCGCCACACCCATTGATTGGATCGACGGGGAAATCGACTGCGACGCGCTCCAACTCGAGAAGCCCTACGGTTACCAGCAGGACGACGCCCTGGCCGTAGGAAGCGCTATTTCCAGCCGTCACGGCGTCACGGGCAAGGTCGAGCGCATCGTGTGGGTAGCGGCGCGGGGCTATTTCCGGGTGCATCTGCGTTGCGCCGCGAATCCGGGCAAGGGACTCGCGTATGGGGACGTCCGCTACCTCATCATTCCGCGTGGCGTGGCCACGACGAGGTGAATCATGGGAACGCTCAAGGCCTATGCCGACAATGTCATTCTGTTGCTCGAGCCCGAGCCGACGAAGATCGGGAGTTTCTGGATAGCCCCCAAGCAGAACGTGCGTGGCTCGCGCACCGCACGCGTCCTGTCCTCGGGTCCCGGCTACCACCGTGAGCCGAGCTACAGCAACCCGCAGGGCGTCTTCATCGAAAACCAGGTGAAGCCCGGGGACCGGGTGATCGTGGACGCGCTGGCGGGCCAGAACTATCAACTGGACCTTTCTGTGCCGCGCCACAACAAGGACCAGGAGTTCAAGGATCTCTTGGGCGACAAGGGCGAATTCCGCATCGTGCGCGAGGCCGAGATCCTGGCGCTGATCGACGATGACGTGGTGGATGCGGAGACGGTTCCGATGACCAATGAAGTCACGCGGTTCGGTCCGCAGGCGAGGCCGTGAGATGCCCAATCTGAAAACGCTACACGAGAAACCGTGGCACCGCCTTCCCGTCTCCGAGATGGGCGACGCGGTCCAGCGGATCATCGAGGGCTACAAGAAGGAGCAGGCGGGGCGACGCTCGGCCTACTCGCGCAACCTCGAGCTCTACGAGCAGATGCATCTGTCGGGCTACTCGGCGCATTCCTACTACGGGGCCAACACCGAGAAGCTCATGAGCTTCGAACGCGACCGGCTCGGCATCGTTCGAAGCGCCATCGATTCCGCGGTCGCCAACATCTTCGCGCCCCAGAAACCCAAGCCCCAATGGCAGACCCTGGGAGCCACCTGGGAAGTACGGCGCCGAGCGTACAAACTCGATCGGGTGTGCGAAGGGATCCTGAATCAACGCCAGGAACCGTTCTGCAACATGTGGGCGTTCATGATCGACACGATGTACGACACTGCCACGCAGGGAGCGGTCGCCATCAAGGTCATGTCGGATCGGGTGCGCAAGCGCATCGTCCACCGCAACATCCCGACTCCCGACATCTTCGTTGATCCGTCGGCGGGGCGCTTGCCTCAGGATTGGTTCCAGGTCGAGCCCTGCGACCTCAGCGTTGCACAAGAACTCTTTCCCAAGCATGCCCAGAAGCTCGAGGGAGCCAAAGACTACGAGTGGTTCGGATCCGCGCGCCAGAGCAGTATCAGGGCCTCGCGGGAGATCGAGCTCGGATACGCGTGGCGACTGCCGACCGGGCCCGACAAGCCGGGGAAGTGGTGCGTCGTGGCCAACGGAACCGTCCTCGACTCAGGGGACTGGGTCGCGCCGGCGCCTCCGTTCGTCTTTGGCTACTGGCAACGCCATCGCGCCGGCATCTGGGGCAGTGGCCTCGCGTTCCTGATGGGGGCGCAGGCACAGAAAGCCGGGGAGCTCGACGAACGTCTGACGATCAGAGAGGAGATCGCGAGCGGAAAGTACATTTGGTACAGGCCAGGATCTATCAATCCTGACAGCCTAGCCATGAACGATCCAAAGATGGCCGTCCCGGTGGAAGACGGGAAGGAATATCCCCAGGAGAGTCTCAGCCTACCCTTCGCGCCCATGGAGCTTGACTTTCGCAACGTGAAGGTGCGGGACACCTGGGACTCGGTCGGCATCAGCCAAGTGAGTGCGGCGGCGCGTCGGGAACCAGGCATCGAGTCGGGGGTCGCCCAGATGACGCTCAACGACACGAAGGACGGGCGTCATCTGCCCGAGGCACAGCGCTACGAGCAGATGTATGTCGACTTCGCGCACCAATGGGTGTGGAGACTGCGCGAATTGGCCGCCAACGATCCCGACATGGTCGTTCAGTATCCCAACGGCTCGCTGCTACGCGAGGTCAAGTGGGCGGACGTCGACGTCGAGGACGAGAAGGCCGCTGTTACGGTGGCCCCGGCTTCCAGCCTGCCGCATGACCCGTGGGGCCGCCAGCAGATGGTTCAGGCCCTGCGCGAGGGCAACATCATCTCGCAGGCCACGGCGAAGACGCTCATCGGGTGGCCGGACCTCGACAGCGAGCTGCAAACCGACAACGCCGAGACCCAGTACATCGACGCGCTGATCGAGCTCTACACGAATGCCGAAGAGGCGTCGTGGGACGCCACTCAGTACCAGGCGCCCGAGGGGTTCATCACGAACAAACTCGGCGCGCTGACTCGATTCGGCAGCGCGTGGTTCCGCATCAAGACCGACCAGATCTCGCTGCCGCCCGAGGAGAAAGCGAAGGCGGAGTTCTGCTGCGGTTTGCTCGTACGCTACATCCAAGAACTCAGTGCCCTGTTGCCACCCGTCGAACCGCTCAAGGGTGGGGCCACGGCGCCTGACATGCTCGCCCAGACGGCGCCCCAGGTTGCTGCCGCCGGAGCCGGAGGAATGTGATGGAAGAGCCTATCGTCCAGACCCAGGCTGAGCCGCCGCTTTCTGCGCCCAAGGACGCTCCGGTGCCGCCGGAGACGCGGGGCCGCAAAGAGGAAACATTCGCGGAGAAGTGGGCAAGACACGGGGGCAACCTCGATGACCTCGGCGGAAACAAGAAGGAGGCCGCGCCTGCCGAGGCGTCACCCGAGACGCCCGAGGACAAACCAACCGAACCCACGAAGGCTCCAGGCGCGCCCGCCGAAGAGACTCTGGAGCCCGCTGCGGCGACAAATGCGAAGCTCGCTCAGATCAAGGAGCTCGCCAAGGAACTCGGACTCGCATTCGACGGCGGCCGTGTCATGTCGGGGGAGCGGCAACAGTTCCGGGAGGCTCAACGCAAGCACAAGGCGCACATCGAGCAGCAGCGGGCCGAGGCCGAACGCGAAATCCAGGAGCACCGCCAGGGGCTGGCGCAGGAACTCGAGACGGCTACCAAGCTCTTCAAGGCACGCGATGACGGCGACTGGAACGGACTCGCCCAGGTCCTGGGCTTCGAGGACTACAACGCGATGCAGCGCGAGGTGGCGACCCGGGTCAGCGATCCGAACTATCGCAGGATGCGCGAGCTCGAAGAATGGAGGGCCAAGCAAGAGCAGGCCGAACAGGAACGCCAGCAGCGCGAGGAGCAGACCCGGATCGAGCAAGAGCAGAAGAAGGCGGTCGACGACTACATGGTCCAGTTGGCCGACCACATGAGCCAATCCGACCACCGCATTCTCAAGGCACTTGGGAGGCAACGGTTCTTTCTGAACGCGGTGCACGCCATCCAGCGGGACCAGTTCGACGGCTCGAGCACCGTCACGCCGGAGCAGGCGCTCACGATGACGGCCCCCGGGTCGACCGTCCCACTCGATCAGGAGCTTCGGTCGATCTACGGCGTGCTGCACCAGGCCTATGGCGAAGAGGCTGCCGCGGCGCCGACTCCGTCACCTTCCCAGATCACGAAGAAAGACAAGGACGCGGCTGACGCGAGCACGGTAAAGAGCGCGCCCGTGCCGCCGTCGGGCACCACCGAAGCGTCGGCACCCCGCAAAGCGCCGACCGATCGGCGCGAGTTCGCCAAATGGATGCAGCAGAGGCTCGAGGATGAGGAGCTACGGGAACGACTGGCCCAGAGGTCAATCCCCTAGGAACAAATCAATCGCCCGGGTGGGTAACCTACTTGACGACCGACCCGGGCCCTGTCAGCATTGGTTCAGATGCAGCGTCCAGGCGCCTATACCTGTGAAGACTGTCCGGGCAGTCTGCCAGCAATCCGCACTAGATGTGGGTGCTGGAGCCCCGAGCGACCTCAGACCTGGGGACGTTCATGGGTTCCACAACCACAACGTATGCAGCGCTCCTGAAAGAGCGCTATCTGGATTCTGATGTAGTCGAAAAACTGACCTATCCCCAAAACCCGCTGCTCGGGAGACTCCAGAAGCGCGGGGACACGGGGATGGTGGGCTCGAGTCTGCCGGTCCCGATTCTGCTCGGTCTGCCGCAGGGCGTGTCGAGTAGCTTCACGGAGGCGCAGACCCACGCGACCAACATCGTCGCCGATGAGTGGATCATCACGGCCGGCGACTACTACGGGGTCGTCAAGATTGGCCAAAAGGTGCTCGAGGCCAGCCGCACCAACCGCGGCGCGTTCCTCGAGAACAAGACGACCGAGATCGATGGTCTGTACGAGCAAGCCGGCGAAGCTCTGTCGATCTACACGTGGGGCAACGGTGGCAACGCACTCGGCAGGATCGCGACGCTGTCGACCAACGACATCGTCCTGACGCAACCGAGTGACTCGGCCAACTTCGAGCTGAACATGGAGGTCATGGCATGCGCCGACGATGGGTCGGTGACGACGCATGCAGTGAGGACCGGTCACAGCACTGTTGACGTCATCAATCGAGCGCTTGGGGCCCTCACGATCACGGCCTCCGACATCACGAGCCTTGCCGCCGGAGACTACCTGTTCCGCAACGGTGACTTCTACGGCGATCAGGGGTCAATCGTCATCAAGGGCGTTCAGTGCTTCGTCACCGCGACCGACAGTCCGATGGCGCTCTGGGGCATCGCGGCGGCGACCCGCGACAACGATCCGCAGCGCTACGCGGGATGCCGCGTCGATCCGGCGAAGCTCTACGGGAAGAGCATCGAACAGCGCATCAAGCTCCTGATGGCGCAGATGACCGGCACCTTCAAAGCGAAGGCACCGACCTCCGGATACATGCACCCCGAGGACTTCCTGCTGCTCGAGACCGAGCTCCAGGCGCGTGGCGTTCGGGCGCTCGAGGATCCGGACACGAAGTTCGGATACACGAAGATCGATTGCATGACGGCGGCCGGGCGGCTGCCGATCTACACGGATCGCCATTGCCCGCGCGGCACGTTCTTCGCGTTCCGCGATGAGAACTGGTGGATCAGCAGCATGGGCGAGCTTCTGCACCCGCAGAACTCGGACGGCAACGAGATCCTCCGTATGTACAACAGCACCGACCTGGAGTTCCGCCTCCTCAGCTTCCCACTTCTCGCGTGCAACGCTCCGAAGAACTCCGGCCGTGTGACCCTCGACTCCTAGGAGGACGCACATGACCGTACCCCTGTTTCAATCTGAGGTCGCACAGTTCCCGCTGAACACGGCTGGACCCAAAGGTCAAAACGCGTTCGTCGCCATCCAACAGGTCCACTTCACGGGCCTAACGGGACTCGTCGCTACCTGCTTCGGATTCAGTCCCCTGATCACGGCAACCCGAAGCTCGACCGGTGCCTATAACCTGTCGTTCCCGGCGGCGAAGCAGATCTCGATCATCCCCAACATCCGCGGACCAACGGGGCTGGCCGACTACACCGCAAAGGTCTGCAACATCAACCAGTACAGCGGAACAGCGAAGCTCAACATCACGAAGCCAGCAGGCCTGATTGCCTCGGGACACTCGGCTCCGTCGATGTCTCCGCAGGTCTGTAACCCGCCGTCTGGCATGTGCGTCGAACTGATGTTCTTCGTGCACCCCACGGTGGAGTACTGAGATGCCCGACGACTTCGAGACGGCACTGCGGGAGGCCTGGCCCAACGAGGACTGGACCCCGGACAGGATCGGGGCAGCCCGCGAGGCCTTCCGCTTGTCGAGCGAACCCGAGCCTGAACTCGAAGAGGAAGGGATGGGTATGGGCCCCGAAGGGGGCCCAGGACCAAAGAAGGGTGCTGGTCTGGCGCTCATCTTCGGTGAACCCAAGAAACCCAAGTTGGCAGGAGGCAGATAGCCATGGGGTGCGGAAAACCCAAGCCGCGACCGAGACCCAAGCACCGCTGAGGTGAATCGTGTCCAGGAACGTGACGCTCCTCGAGCTCCGCGAGAGCATCGTCTACCAGACGGACAACGCGGGCGCGACGGCGCGTCACGCTCCGACACTCGTCAACCGCCTGATCAACCAGAGCCTGCAGAGGTTCCGTGAGCGGTTGAGCGACGAAGGCGCGACGCACTTCCTGGCATCGACCACCGGCACGCTCGGTACCGGTGCCACCAGTCCGTACCCGGGCTATGTGCTGGACCTGACGGCGGTCGCGCCGTCGATCGTCAGGATCTACGGCATCGACGTCACGGTCAGCGGAGAGGTGAGCACGCTGCAGCATGTGCCCTTCAACGAGCGCAACTCGTACGGCGGCGGAGTCTCATCGGGGATCCCGGTGGCCTGGGCGCCCTTCAATACCGCAAAGGCCATGATCCTGCCGCCGGCTGGAAGCGCCTACGCTTACTGTGTCTGGTATCTCCCTGTCCTGTCGGACCTGAGCGCGGACTCGTCGACCTGGGACGGGGTCTCGGGTTGGGAGGACTTCGTCAAGTGGGACGTGGCCTGCCAACTGATTGTCCGCGACCAGTACCCGACCGCCTACCAGATGGCGGTCAGCTACAAAAAGGAGGTGTGGGACGACATCTTGAGAGCTGCCACCAAGGTGACGTTGGCCGGTGGTGCCACCATCGGACGCGACTCGTTCGGCGAGCGCCTGGCGTCACTACCGAGCAAACGCCTTCCGCCACCGCCATGGGGATAGGACGCAATGACGCTTCCGACTCCCCTGATCCCGCATGTCTTCCGAGCGGACGCTCCAGACCTCAAGGCGGATCTGGAGCTCCTGTCCAACGGTATTCGTGAATGGGTAGGACGCGCTGCCCAGCGTCTGCTCACGGTCCCGACTTTGGCGCGTTCGGCCGTGACCGTCACGGGAAGCACGACCGTTGGATTCGACGAGATCGTCCGCGTCGGTCCCGTGCTGACCACCGATGTCGTGAAGGTGATGCTGCCCCGCAACGGTCCCCAGTACAGGGGCAAGACGCTGCACGTCATCAGGACCACGACGCATGGGAAAGTCGTCCTGTGGCCGATGGACTGCGAGATCAATGCCGGAACGAACCTGATTCTGCTCTGTAGCCCGGGGCTCGTCACGGTCATGTCGGACGGTCAGAACTTCTACGCCAGCAACGCTGGAGCCGGGGCCGCCTGATGCGAGGCCAGAACAAAGAGAACCTGGTCACCGTCGAGCTCAACCAGGGCATGTCGGGTGCGGACCTCTACATGGGCCCCATGGGCTCATGGTACTACATGGTCAATGCCCGCATCGGGCAGCACCTGAGCAAACGCGATGGGTACACGCGTTGCAGCACGAACTCTGCGGGTGCTTCGAGCACCCTGAGGGTCGCTGGCGATGGCGTCTACGGCTATCCGCCGAACCCCATGTTTCTGGGAACCGCCGGGAAGCGCAACGTCGTTGGGCTCTCCAATGGTGGCGCGTTTGGTAAGACCTCGGGCGCCTACTTCGAGTTTCAGGGTCGCGTCCCCACGGCGCGCCCGCTGCGGCGCAGGGCCGGTCTCCAGATGCCCACGATCGGCGGCATCTTGGACGGGTTTGGCACGAAGCCCCCCTCGGTGGCCATCAGTTCGTCGGGACTCATCATGCTCGTCGGGGTCACCGACGACGGAGCTGTGCTCGGAAGAATAGAGATGCCGGACGGATTGGTGATTGGCACCGTCCAGATACCGACCACATCAACGGTGCTCAGAGCCCAGGCGCTGAATGTGGGAGCCTCGGCCTTCATCTTGGTCTGGCGAACGGGCGTCACAATCAAGGCGGCTACGGCTACGATTACGGGAGAGAACGTCTCCTGGGGAGCAGCGGGCACCGTCGGCACCTTGGTCGACGCAACGTCCCACTGGGATGCGGGCGCCACTGGAGCTACCGAATGGTTTCTGGTCTACAACAGCGGGGCCGGTGAACTCACGTGCAGTGCTATCACCGGAACCACAGTCAACCACACTCAGGTCCTATCGCCGTTTCAGTGCTATCCGCTTTTGTCTATCTCGCCGCTGGCCCTCAGTGCGGCCAACTACATCTGGATCGGCTATCTCGACCCGATCAACGGGATCGCGAAGTATGCCGTCCTATCGTACGCCGCTGCGGGTTTCTCGGTCACGCTGGACCTCACCGAACTCTCGGCAACCTACAGCGCCAACTGGGGACCACCGCTATTTGGTCGATATCGAGGCGAGTGCAGTGGCTACGGGAACACGACCACGGCATTTTGGGTCATGGGTTGGCGTGCAGAAACTGGGAGCTACGAGCGCAAAACGCGCTGGGGAACCGCGACGGCGGCAGGAGTTATCGAAGCAGCGAGTGATGATCTCTGCCACTGGGTTCCGCTGTCGAAGCCAGATGACTATCACCGATCCTGGTTCCTGTTCGACAACGGGGCCGGGACCCAAGTCAATTCGCGAGTAGCCCTGATCCGACTGCCGAATCCTGGCACGAGTTGGGATCTCCCGGGTGTGATAGAGCTGGCGTTGCCGCTCTTCGAGCGCCCTGCTACTGCCAATGGGCCTACCAGTTCCGGGGCCTGGTTTACCGCACAGGCCGTGGGCGCCGCGACGTCGGAAGCGACACGCAAAACACTATGCTGCCTGCCCAACGTACTCAACAGTGTGAACGGCTATCCCTTGGTCGCTTACGACATTTGCGAGTACGTGACGGCCGAGCAGGATGCCCACGCAGCCATCAGCATCGGTCCCGACACGACCCTGGTAGCCGGTTCACCGACAGAACTCTTCGGCAACGTAGCCGATGAGCGTTTCACGGGTGCGACCGAAGCCGCCAGCGACAAAGGCGGCTCCATCGAAGTAGGCTATCCCCATGGGCCACTCATCATCTCGGAATCGGTAGAGGTTCCGGGTACCATTTCGGTGGGGACTCGGTACTACCGCGCGGTCTACCAGTGGGTCGACGGGCTTGGCCGACGGCATCTCTCCGAGCCGTCTCCGCCATGGACCGTGACTCTGCTCAATGCCTCGAACGTGACCCTGACGATTGTTGGAACTGCAGCTACCCAGCGCATCCACACATCAAACGAGTTGTCACCCGCAGTCATTCTGTACCGGACACTCGACGGCGGCGAGACCTATCGGCGTCTGCCGGTCGAGGTCCGCGCGATGGAGCGCGCCGGAGATTGCCTTGTCTCGTTGGTGGATACGTACGCCGACAGTGTGATTGCGGACGAAGAGGTCCTCTACACCGACGGAGGTGTGAAGGACAACAACCTCGCTCCGTCGTGCCAGTTCTTTGCGCGGGATGAAACCCGGATCTGGTGCGGCGGGCTCTGGGATCCCCACATCATCCAGTGCTCGAAAACCATGGTTCCTGACGAGCCTCCGCTGTTCACCGACGCGGAGGAGTTCCAGGTCGTGCTCGACGGAGAATGCACCGGGCTCGCGTACCAGGACAGCCAACTCGTCATCTTCACGAAGGACTCGGTACAACTCCTCGGGGGCGATGGCCCCGACGAACGCGGTGGCAATCCCTACGGTTCACCTCGTGTCATCGCGGGCGGCGTGGGCTGCATCAACTACAAGTCGGTGCTGAGTACCGACAAAGGCATCCTCTTCCAGTCTGCGCGAGGTTACTACCTACTGCCGCGTGGCTTTGCGCCGCCGCACTTCATTGGAGCCGCTGTCGACGACCTCGTTCAGTCGACGGCAGCCTACTGTCGTTCGTCCGCTGCGAGATCAGGTAAAGGCGAACGCATCGCTCAGTTCTTGGTAACGGATAGCGTCGACACCTCTCCCCTGGCCCCTAGCACACTCCTGGTCTACGACATCGAGTCAGGGCAATGGACGACCGACGAGGTCACGGTTGCTACGGGTGAGGTACAGGAAGGGCTCGGTGAGATTGGGGTTTGGACCGACGGATTCGTGGCCGCGTACCACAATCTCAACTGCACGACCCACGTGTACCCTTTCCTCTACCAGCAGGACGCTTCTGCGGCAGTGACCGACGACGGATCAACGTTCTTGGCCACGACGCTGCAGAGCAACTGGTGGCACCCGTTTGGACCAGGCGGTTGGGGTCAGTTGCGCAAGGTCATCGTCATCTACTCGGGCGTTCACTTCAATCTGGAGCTCACGGTTCAGACGGATGACGCGACGCAGACGGCGACCAAGGCGGTACCGAGCGGGACGGACGGCATCGGCTACTTCTGCATGCACGTAGCGCGCGATCGATGCTCGGCCATCAAGATTCAGGTGCGCGATCAGTACTACGGCAGCGAACCCGCTACAGCGTCGACGTTTCGTCCGCTGGCTCTGCTGATGGAACTCGAGGATAGCAACGGGGTGCGCGCGTTTGCACTCGGAGAGGTGGCGTAGCCATGGCAAGCGACACGTTCAAATACGACGCCAATGGCAATGTGATCGGCCGATACAACGGAAACACCGGCGAGTTTGAATCCGGAGGCTTTCTCAACGGTCAGTGGGCACCGACGAGCGGTGCAGCGACGCTCGGAGAGAAACTGCAAAATGAGCCCGGAACTTCACTCCGTGCAACCGAGGTGTTGCCGCCGGCTGCTACCGATGACCCCAACTTCCTAGCTACTCCAGAAGGTCAGCAGTGGGCCAATAGCCAGCAGGGTCTACAACCAGGAGGGGTCATCATTGGAACGGATGCGAGCCAGCGCCCCGTGCTCGCTGAGAACCTCAAGCCACGATCGCAGGTGCAGGCGCCCGTAGTCCTGGGTGGTGAGGCGAGCTACGTACCGAGAACGGCCGAGGAACTCAGGGCGATAGGAGCCGGAGGAGCGCTGCAGGCGGGCGTCTTGTCCGACAGGGTCGGCGAGATCACGCAGCACACGACTTCGAACATGGAGGCGGCCGGCGTCACCGGAGGAAGCACGCTCCAGGGGATCGGCCAAAGTGCTATCGACGCCGGGACTGCTCGAGCCGATCAACTCGCCGCTACCGGAAACACGTTGGGTTCCGGCATCGCGACCAGCGGGGCCGTGCGAGGTGGAGCCCTTCAGGGCATCGGTCAGCAGGCCATCGCCGGCGGGACCTCACGCGCGAACCAGGTGGCTGCAGAAGGGATCAGGCTCGGGGGTGAGACGACGGCGGCCGGAGTCACACGCGGCGATGCGCTCGGAACCTTGGGCAACGAAGCCGTCGCGGCGGGCACCGGGGGCGCTGCGGCGCTCCGCACCGCCGCTCAACAGACCGGGGCCCAGATAGCGGCCCAGGGCTCCGCCCTAGGGCAAGGTGTGACCAATGTCGGGCAAGGAGCAGCCGCCAACATCGGCAATCAGGCGGCGCGAGCACAGGAAGCGCTGGGCCAGTACGCGACGCAGCAAGCCGATCGCATAGCTCAGGCCGGCACCACCGGGGCCGGCGAACTCGCGGGTCTCAGCGCAGCGGAGCGGGCAGCGGCCACCGGCAACCTGGCCCAGGCCACGGGATCGGCCACGAACCTGGCGGGCCTCGAACAGGTCCAGGGTCCCTCAGCAGCCCAGGCACAACTCAGGGCCGGCACCGAGGAGGCCATGGCCAACAACCTCGCCATGGCGCGATCGGGGCGAGGATGGGGCGGATCTGCCTCCGCTCTGTCGGCGGCCAGTGCTGCCAACGCCCTCCAGATGCAGAGGGCGTCGACGGCCGCCGCGCAACTCAGGGCCCAGGAGAATGCGGCCTGGCGCACAAGGCAAGCCCAGAACCTGGGAGCGGCCGCTGGCATCCAAGCGGGCATCGGCACCGGACAAGCAGAACGCGGGCTGAGCGCGGCCACGGGCGCGGCCAACACAAGGCTGGCGGGGGCCACATCAGCCGGCACCCTGGGCACCTCGGGCATGGGGACTGCCCTGGACCTCGGCCTCACTGGGGTCACGAAGGCGGGTGAGCTCGCCACGGGAGCCACGGCGACAGGCGCCAAACTGGGAGCAGAAACGGCCATCGCGGGCGGTCAGACCGCACTGGGTGGGATGGAGGCGGCCGCCAACATCGGCAACCAAGCCTATGCCACCGGCGGCGCCCTGCGCGGGACAGGAGCGAGCCTGGCGACGGGAGCGACCGAAGCGGGCTCCAAGTTGGCACTCGGGGCGCAAGAGTCCTCGGCGGCTCTCGGGAACCAGGCCTATGGCACTGGCGGCGCCCTGTACGGAGAGGGCGCGAACCTCGCGACGCGAGCCGCTGAAGCCGGGGCCGGCGTGACGCTCGAAGGCCAGAAGGCTGCCGGTGCTCTCGGGAACCAGGCCTATGGCACTGGCGGCGCCCTGTATGGAGAGGGAACGGGCCAAATGGTGGGCGCGGTCGAGGGGGCCGGTCAGATCGCCCTGTCAGGCGAGGATCTTCGGCAGAAGGCGCTGACCCAGGGAACGACCTTCGATTTTCTGGGCAACCAAGCAGCAACCGACATCTACAGCGAACAGGCCGCTCTGGAGAGCGAAGCACTCAATCGAATCCTCCAGGAGCGCGCGATCAAGGCTGGTCTCGAATCGAGCCTGATTCAGGCGCGAGCCCAGAAGGAAGGCGCGCTGTTTGGTGCCGCTGGAGCATTGGGCGCCGGACTCCTGATGTCAGATGTTCGTGCGAAGACCAACATCAAACCGGAGAAAGCACTGGACGTCTTCGAGAAGGCTCCGGCCTACAGCTACCACTACAAGGATCCAAACGCTCCGGGCATGGCCCCGGGTCGTCACTTTGGCCCCATGGCTCAGGACCTGGAGAGGACGCCACTCGGAGCCAGCGCGGTGAAGACGGACCCGAACGGCATGAAGATGGTCGACACGGGCCGACTCACGATGATCAACTCCGCGGCGCTCTCGAACATGGCGCGGGAGCTCAAGAGACTGAAGTCGCGGGTTGAAAAGAGGGCAACCTGATGGCCTATGGTGACCTCATCGGAGCCGAACCTATCGACCTCGGCAACGGCGTCCCGGCCTACAACTTCGTGAGCCGCGGTGGTCAGAAGACCATGCTGTGGGGTCCCGAGGCCGAACAGCTCAAGGCGCGGCTCGATGCGTCTGAATCCATGATGCCGCAGAAGACGGCGCAGCTGGACGTTTCAGGGGAAACGGCTCCGGATGTATTCGGGACCGGGATACCAGCCGCAACTCCTCCGCCCCCGCGCATGGGTCAGACCGAAATGCTTACGGGGCCTCCACCGAAGCAGGCGGGAGTCAGAGAGGTTGTTTCCGGGAATGGTGAGACCGTTACGCTCCCGGTCCAATCGAACGGTGATGTCGTGAGACCCCCGGGACAATCGCAGCAACAGCAGGGTCCCGTACGCATTGGGTACAACAGCCGCCTGGTCCCCAACCCCGAGGGGGGGCCGCCCATCATGCAAACGTACCATCCGGGCTCATCGGGTGTTTCGCAAGAAGACCTGCAACGCAAACGCGCTCAGACGGTCATGATGCCCTCAGGGACACGGACAACGGTCGAGGGTGCGGTGCCTCCAGATCCGGAGTTCGTCAAGGGTATGGAGGAGATGACGTGGGAGCGGCGGCGCCAGATACGCGAAGCCACCGACAACGCCATCGCAATGAACGAAGAGCAGCGCAAGTTGGTTCAAGCGCAGTACGAGAGGGACACGGCGGCGGTCCAGGAACAGGAACGACTCCGGCAGCTCACCGAGCAGCGAGTCCAGCAGTTCGAACAGACCAAGAACAAGTTGCGAGCGGACGCCAACTCGGCCAAGGTGAATCCGCGTCGGCTATTCTCGGGTGAACTGGGCACGCTCAGAACCATTGGCGCCGCCATCGCGTCAGCTATGGGGCAGTATGGTGCCGCGAGGGCGCACACTCCCAACACGGCGCAACAGATCATCGATGGCGCCATCGACAGAGACATCCAGGCGCAGCAAATCGAGATACAGACCAAGAAGGAAGCGGCCGACAACGCGCTATCTGAGTACCTCCGCGAGGGATTGAGCTTGGATCAGGCAAAGCTGGTGCTCAAGCAGAACATGCGCGACCAGGCAACATCACAACGGCGTCTGATCGACTTGACGAACGCGCCTAAAGAGATCTGGGCGTGGAATGAGCAGATGGATCTCGCGGAACGGCAGAATCAGTTGATGTTCGAGGAGGATTATCGCAGGAAGTCGCTAGGTAGAACCACCGAGGAGATTGCGGCAACGGCGCGGTATCCGCAGGCAGGAAGCCCTGGAGGTTGGAGGGAGTCGACTCCGACAGAGGCCAAGGGTGCCATGGACGCAACGAAGGCGATGCGCGTCGCTTACAACGAGATGAAGGGGGAGGGGGGCGGCGGCGGCGGCAACCCGACCGAGCGCAACCTGCTGTCAGCTATCGGGGAATTCGAGCAGATCAACAGTAGGGTCGCCGCGAAGGATCCCAACGCAAGAGTCCCCGGGTACGAGCAGCAAGGTCTGCCCAGTAGAATCAAATGGAAGTTGGATGATTGGTGGGGCGGTGAGGGAACCCACATGTCTGGGCTAACGCCCGAAGAGCAAAAAGACTATGAGTTGTACATGCAATCTAGAAACTCTGCTCTGTTCTCCTTGTCACAGGGACGCGGGCAAGGTGTTGTCCGTGAAAGCGAACTCAGGCTTTCGATGCAGGAGTTGCAATCGGCCAAGAACTGGGGCTCGGTCCAGCGCATCCGGCAGCACCAGACGGACGCGATCAGGGCGCGGCTGCAGGCTGTGCAATCCGGCAGGATGACAGCCGATGAATCCATCAATACCTACCGACTAACCCTAGGAACGGGCACGGATACCGAAGCGGAGACGGAATCGCAGTAACCCATGGCCGGCAACTTCCCCGAATTCAAGAACATGTTCCCCGGCGGACCCGCCGAAGGGACGTTTCCGACGTTCGGCAACATGTTCCCTGGTGCGGCGCCACAGCCGGCAGGCATCGGTGTGCCTCCCCAACTGACTCCGCTACAGGAGACGATCCGCCGTTCCGAGGAGGAGGACAAGAAACGGGAAGCAGACCTGAAGCGCATGGAGGCGGAGCACGGCGCTTTCGAAACCTACGCCACCCAGATCTGGAAGGGCGGACTCTCGGCAATCACAGCTCCAGGAGCCGTGACAGGAGCTGCCGCCGAGACAGCCGGTGGGGTCACAGGGTGGAAGGGCTTGGAGGAGTTCGGGCGCGACCTGGGCGAGTCCGCGAACGGGCAAGCGGCGATGGAAGCGCTGGCCTTCCTCTTTGGTGGAGGAGGCAAGGAGGGACTCGCCAAGGTCCGCGAGATCCAGCAGACCGTGGAGGAGCAGCAGAAGGTATGGCCGACCCTCTCTACGATCGCGAACCTGGCCGGCCAGGCTACTGTTGCACTCGCTACTGGCACGGCGGCTGGTCTGGTTCCTGGTGCTACCAAGGCGGCGGTGGTTGGCACCGAGGCCGCGGTTGGCGCCTTCGAAGGCGGATCGGCCGGGATGCAAGCCGCCTACGAGCAGGCGGCGCCCCTGTCCGATGTCTATACCTCGGGTCTCGTGGGCGGAATCCTGGGAGGGGGCCTGGGAGCAACCGGCGGTGCCATCTTTGGTAGACCCGCTCGTCAGGTTGTCGGCAAAGACGCCGCCCAGGCCTTCACCAAGGTCGAGGAACTCGAAGCCATGCAGGGCATGCGCGCGGCCGGCATCCGGGCATCGCAGGCCAAGCGTCTGCATGGCCGCAAGGGAGCCGAGGCATCGCGCCAACTCGACATCAGGACGGGGCTCGACGCCACCAACTACGTGCTCAAGACCGGTGAGCACGCCGGGGAAAACATCTTCTGGAAGCCCGGGGGACTGATCGGTCGCAAGCCGCAGGAGATCCCGATTCTTCTCGAGCAGGGCAAGGAAGAACTCGGCGCCGAACTCGGGCAAATGCGGCAAGTCCTGGATCAGCAGATCCAGCAGGCCCAGACGCCGTATGCGCGCGCACTGGCGGAACGCCAGGCTCTCATCGCCAACCAGGCCAAGGTGGCTGCTGCGGCGCGCCAGGCGCGGGGGCCCGCTCAGTTCGTAGATGAGTCTGGAGCGACCAGCGAGAACATCCGGCCCGTGCGGTTCTACCGTGTGCAACCCAAGGGCTTGGGAGTACTCGGACACAAGTCGAAACTCGGAGCAGAACCGGTTGAAGGCGTGTTCGCCTACGAAAACCCCGAAACCATGTTCGGGACCTACTCATGGAAGTACATCTCTAAGCGGCTGCCAGATTACGAAATGGTCGAGATCGATGGTCGACTGATTGATCGGCCGCCGGACTCCGAAGGTGTGGTCGTTGAACCGTCGCGCGTAGTACGCCGAACCCCAATCAGCGAATTCGCAAAGAACCTGGAGAGCTTCCGTTCGACCTACCAAGGTAAGTCACCCAACGAGATCAACGCCATTGCTCGCGGCGAGATACCGTACCAGGCTCAGAAAGCCATCGAGCCCGTCAAGTTCGAGATTGGCTTCGACGAGAGAGGCCAGCAGCAGATCTTCCTTCGCGACGGGCGCCATCGGCTGGATGCCGCCAAGGAAGCAGGCGCAGACGAGATCCTGGCTACCGTGGAGCGGGTCGACAAGGACGGTAATGTTCTGTCGAGCCAGACGCGGCCGGTCTCGTTGAAGCCAAGGACTGCACCGCCGATAGCGAAGTTCGAGCCTCCCCCTGTTCCGCAGCCAACGGATGACATGCCGTCGGCGGTGCAGTTGCTTCGGCGCATCAATGATGAGGTCGTGGAGCCCTTGAAGGCGGATGCGAAAATGGTGCCGGCAGCTCGTTCGCAACTGACCGAGATCAAGGCAAACCTGGGTTGGCTAAGTCAGAGGGCCGCGGCGGAACAACGGGGCGTCGGCGCTCCGCTGACGTTTGGGGAGCTCGAGACATTCCGTCGAAACATCGCCAAGTACACGCCGGTCTACCCACAGATCTCCGTTGCGGGCTTGGCTCCGCCCACGCCTCCGTCGCAGATGCTGATGAAAAAGGTCGAGCGCATGGTCATGGATCATCTCGACGAGAAGGCCGAGATTGCGCTCAGCCGGCAGGGGTTGGACACGCTTGGCTACCGTCGACTACGCCGTCAGTGGAGCTCACTCAAGAACATATCGGATACAGCCGCGAACGAGGCGAACTTCCGGCGCTGGAATCAGCGCCTTTCCCTGAGGGATATCGGCGTCGGTGCGGGCGCCACGTTGATGTTGGCGCACGGCAACGTGGCGGGATTCATGGTTGGGGTCGGCGCCACCATGGCCTCGAAGTTCTGGAGAGAGCGAGGGGACGGAATCGTTGCGCTCTGGGCGCACAGGGCGAGCCACACGCTGACCAGCGAGATGAGCGGGCGCATGGGCGCGGTTGTGCCACTGCTGCGCGGTGCAGGCGCCACAGCCAAGCGCACGCTGCCGAGAACCCTGGGTGCATGGGCAGCACCGGACCAGAAGAGCTACACGGAGCGACGCAAGAAACTCGACGACTTCATATCGCGACCCGACCCCACCGTTCTCAGCCAGCAACTCGAGGCCAACCCGGACATACCGGACGACCTGGCATTGCCGTTGGGCCAATCGGTCTACCAGAAGATCACGAAGTTGGCTCGAGACTTTCCGAAGCCGCGGAGCACTGGAATCAAGGCGAGCGGCGCCCTCTCGAGTGAGGAACTCAGAGTGGCGAACGCGATGTGGGATGCCACGGTCGACCCGTTTGGCTTGTTCTCGGCGTTCCAGAACGGACATGTCGACTACACCCGGGTCCAGTACACCTGGCAGCAATGGCCTGGGTTGAAACAGGCCGCACAGGCTGCCATGATCGATGCTCTCCATCAGCAGTTGAACGACACCGAACGTTCGGCGATCCCCGACTCGATCCTGACCCAACTCGACTTTCTACTCGGGTTCGACGGAACGTTGCAGACGACTGTGGGGCGTGGCTTCTCGGCACAAATGAGCGCTGCGGCACAGAAGCCAGAAGAGCCGCCCATGTCGGGACCCCCTCTCAAGCTACCAATGAGACCAAGCCTCACAGAACGAATCGCAGGACAACGACAAGGATAGTGCCCCATGAGCTCGATCGCATTTGAAGCCGAAAACGTAACGCCGCCGCTCAAGAACAGCAATGCGATGAAGTGCATCGCCAACATCGCGGTCTTGACGACCTCCTCCAGTACGGATCTGGCCCCGCTCCTTGGAGCTCTGGGCATCGGAGGCTATGTCACTGTGAAGGCCGACATGCCTGCCAATACCACGGGGCGCATCTACTTCGCTCTGGCTAGCACCGCTGGAACGATTGACGAGACGGCAACAGGAACCGGCAACACGGTTTGCTGGCCGCTGCCCGATGGGCACGAGATGAGCTTCCGTCTCGCCACCGGACGCGAGACCACGGCCAGCAACGTGGCCACCCTATGCTGGTACACCCACCTTCACACCAAGGGCACGGCGACGGGATACCTGAGAGTGTACCGCAGTTCGTTGCCGCCTGACCAGGATGCCGGGAGAGCCTTCAAGCTGCCATGATGCGTCGGAACCAAAAACGCAGATCGGCCAGCAGCAGACCCGCGGCGGGGATCCCCGATCCGGAGAGGCTGGTCAGCAACCTGTACGCGAGCTACTGCGTTGCATGCGTCACCACGGTCGTCGACGAGGGCCGTGTCACGGCAATGGGCGAGCGCATGGGCCGCGGGGTCGCTTTCTCCATGGCGGCCATCGGCGGAATCGGCCCGATGTACACGGCAGCGCTCGCGGCGCTGGATAACCGTCCAGCCATGTACCAGGGCAGCGAAGAGGCCTGCGGACTCGGTTCAGTGGACCCAGCGGCTCCCATGACGAACGGCAGCACGACGCATGGGCTCTACGTCGTGGGCTCCCATGTCTCCGCCAACGCCACCAAGGCGATCATTGGCGCTCAGGACGTGGACTCGTATGTCGGGAGTACCCCGTCCAACCATGGCATCGTCTATACCAACGGCAAGGCGGCACAGGACAATGTCGCCATGAGCGACCAAGGCTTCGCCGTGTTCGCGAACATGGACGCGACCGACGTCGTAGCCACCGTGTACTACGCAGACGGCACGACGCGTTCATGGTCGACCACCGGAGGCCCGCCATCCATCTGGCTCGGTCTCACGATGCTGGTGCGCCCAGGGAACCTCAATCCCTGGCCGGGAGCACTGGCCGAATGTGGCTTTACGTCGGGTCCTCTTGCGGAGGGGGAACGTGACGCATTGATCAACCAAAGGCTCAAGCCGCTGTACGGATTCACATGACGCATGGTAGCCGCAGAGCATCGAGACGGTGGATCGGTCATACGGTCGGCAACAATACCGCAGCGATCCGAGCGGCTTTCATTGCCGGCAACCCTGGCCTTGCGGGGACACATGTAGAAATCTGGCTGCCACATCTTTACACTGCCGGACAACCATATCTCGGTATTATCAATCGATACGCGGCCACGCTCGTTGGCGATGCGTTGACCGTCGCCGAAACCGGGTGGAA